CTATCCTCCCAATGGATTCGTTAATCACACTGTTGATAGTTAAAACGTTCAGAACGTTGAAAGCAAATGACGATTACTCCCAAGCAAATTTGGAGTCCGTACTAGTGAAGCTAGAAAGTGTTTCGGCGCTTGAAGGCCTTTACTTTCCAAATTATGCTTCGGTTAGTGAAAAAAGACTCTTGACATATTGGGCACCCTACTTTAAGAAAGAGGGTCAGACTGTCGAGGGCGCTGTCCGTTATCTTCGTGCGGAGGCAGAAGATTTCTCAAGAAGAGTTTGTGAACTTTGTCTTCTTTTTGGGATTGAATTATCGGATGATGAAAAGCTCTTAGAGTATCACCGATATCTGTTGCTTGGCTCATTGGGCCTTACGATCACTGAATTGAAGTTCTCTTGTACAGTGGTTTTTGATCTATTCTATGATCAATCCCTTCCTTCCCCGACTCCCTTCTGTCTTGGATTACAGATTTTTCCAGACAGGTTAGCCCGTAGGCTCCGGCTTTGGTCGAAGTCTGCAGTTGCTCGTCGTAACCCTAAAAAACAATATTTGATTAATACTGTGTTTATGGGTTTCAAAAAGGGTTTGCTACCCACTCGTCCTGATGCGATTCAATCTTCACTTGAGAAACATCGTGCTGCCTTAACTAAAGATGGCAGTATTCCTGTTGAATTAAGTGATAAGATCGAACGTATTTTGGAAGAGTTTGTTAGCGAACTTGACCTACGACTTGGGCATGGTGACTCGAAGCAATCTTCTAAGAGCACTATGGAGAGTAGTTATGGTGAAGGAGGAAATATTGGTCATGCTTATAGACAGCTCTTCAAGGATGAATTGACTGTCCATGAACCCGAGTTTGTGGGTTTTTCTAGGATCAAAACAACTGGAGTTGAACCTTGCCAGACTAATTCCTTTCGCAGGCGCCTTTGGGGTGCTGAGAATGGCCTTGGTCCTGTATATATTTCGCGCTATCTTCCTGCTCGTGATGTCATCGAAGTTCTAGATACTGAGCGGTTTTTAAAGGGTCTTTCTAGATGCTTTTATGGAACAAAAGTGGTTCCTGCTTATGTTTTAGAACCTATGAAGGTTCGTATTATTACGAAGCCCGAGGTTTCTTTGCATAGCAAACTACATAAGTTTCAGCATTGTGTTTGGAAAGCCCTAAAAAACCATCGTTCTGGTTTCTTCGATTTGATAGGAGAGCCTGTGGAGAGAGTGCATCTTTGGCCTATAGTTGATCGTTGGGTCCCGGGTGAGCTTTTCTGCTCTGGTGATTTTTCTGCTGCCACTGATAATCTTAAAGCTGAGATTTCGAGGACTATTATTCGACATGTTTTTGGCCGTTATTTGGATTCCCATCCTATGGAATACCAAACGATTGTTAATAGCATGCTCGATACTCAAGTTTGTCAAACAGAGACAACTTTCCCGACTTATAAAGATCCCTTTTTGCAAGGGTTTTCTTATGATAAGTTAATTGATTTTCAACAGACGAATGGTCAGTTGATGGGAAATGTAATTAGTTTTGTTGTTCTCTGTATTGCTAACTATCTCGCTTACCATATTTCATGGGAAGATTATCTTGGTAGACAGATTCCTTGTTTCAATGTTCCCGCTGTCCGAATCAATGGCGATGATATTCTGTTTAAGACAGATCATCGTCATTATGATCTTTGGAAAAATCGAACCGCTGAATTTGGGTTTGAGCTCTCTCCCGGTAAGAATTTTCTTTCTGATAGGATACTACAAATAAATAGTAAACTTTTCAGATTGGATACTACCGTTGTATATAGCAGACTCCTTATGACTGATTATGAAACATCAGATCATGAGATTTACTGCGAATCGTTTCCGGTGAATACACTGTTTACGATTGAGGAGGTTGGCTACGCAAATTTTGGTCTGATTACCAATAGAAAAAAGCAGGATTGTGATAAGGATTTCACAGTGAAAAGCTCTGATTTGCTTACTGATGTGAGTGATTGCGCTGGTCGTATTAAAGTACTTCCGGCTATTCGTAGAGAAGTTTTAAAGCTTTGCCCTAATGATCTAAAGACTATACTCATGAGTCTTGTAGATTCGCATACTGAATTCTTAACTTACCATTATGGTTTAAAGTTTTTGAATCATTATCGATATCTCGGCTTAGATGAGTTCTTTGATATTCTCGTCCCAAACACCCTAATTGTGGATGATTATGGAGAAATCTTTGATGATCAGAAGGGAAAACTTTCTCGCGAAAAGCTAGAGTTCGACTGGAAAGCTGTCAAACTTATTCGTAAGCAGATCTCTGCAACAGATGGCTTGTGTTTTATACAGCCAATTAACGGAACAGAAGATTCTGAGCCCGTCCTTGCTTAGGATCGTCACACCGTCCCTGTGCTCTAAGGGAAGCACGCCGGTCTTGTATATATGGATAAAAAGAGTTAGATCTCTCGACCTCACCCTCTTCGCAATGGTGAAAAGATCG